TCTACCACAACCAATACCTACAGCATAAACATCTGGGTTTATCCTACAGGTGCTGGCCAAATGGTATCTGTAAACGGGCAAGCAACACCCAACTCTGGATATCATTATACCGCCCTGGAAATTACCGCAGCAGGATTGATATATTTTGGGCAATGGACAGGTGCAATGACCACAATAATCACAAGTGCTCGAAGTTTAAATGCCTGGTACAACCTGGCAATCACTTATAATGGAACCACAGCCACAGCCTATGTCAATGGCGCCAGCGTGGGATCTAGTGCTATTGCATGGAGTGCTCCTGGAGCCAACACATTTTTTGCTTTGATGTCACAGGATGCGACCAATATGAGCGGTACAACTGCTTATGCCAGTGGTAGCATTGGTGCATTTTCAGTGTACAATCGTGCTTTAACCGCAGCTGAAATCGTACAAAATTATAATGCATTACGAAACAGGTACGAATTAGCATCTATAACAGCAACTCAAATGCCAGTGGTTCAACGACAACAAAATTCTGGAACCTTGTTGATTAACAGCGGCATCTTTGATGAATTCACAGGAGCCCCTGTAGTAGACACCGGTTTACAACTTTGGTTAGATGCTGCTCAGACAACCAGTTATCCTGGTTCAGGCGCAACCTGGACTGATTTAAGTGGTGCTGGTAACAACGGCACGCTGACCGCTAGTCCTACATTCAGTTCTACTACCAACGGTGGCACACTTACATTTAACGGATCATCGCAATATGCAACAACAACATTAAGTAGTGCCACTATAAGTGATGGAACATTATCTGCCTGGTGTTATCCTATTGCATCACCTAACGCTGCCAACTTTGACGGAATCATAGATGGAGATCTGCCCGGAAGTTATGGTACAGGTATTGGCATCAATAATGGAACATATCAGGCAATTTTGAATAATCAATTCTGGACTACTATAGGTCAAAACGTAACATTAAATCAATGGGTTATGGTGTCAATGACATTTACTGCAACTACTGCTATATTTTATCTAAATGGCGTCCAGGTTGCCACTCTTAGTTATACCAGAGGAGCAGTAAGCCCAGGAACAAATTATTTGGTTGGAAAAAGTGCGGCTAATGCTAGATATTTCAATGGTGGGATAGCCACAGCAATGATCTACAATCGTGCGTTAACAGCAGATGAAATTACCACAAATTTCAACGCCCTGCGTGGAAGATACGGCATTTAGAATACAATAAATACTATACTATGGCTAAACTCAACTCCGGAACCCGAATTTATGGCAATGCAACAGTAGATACATTTATAACTGTTAGTTCGATAACCAACGGAGGCACAACTGGTACTGGTAATATCGGTGCTACTGGTGCAACATTCAACACTGTGTTTGCCAAAGCAACAACGGCACAATACGCCGACTTGGCAGAAATTTATATAGCCGATGACGATTATACACCCGGCACAGTGGTTGTGTTCGGTGGCTCTAAAGAAATCACAGTTACCAGCACAGCGCACGATACCAGAGTAGCAGGAGTTATATCAACTAATCCAGCATACTTGATGAATAGTGAAGTGCAAGGATTGCCAGTTGCGCTGACAGGTCGTGTTCCGTGTTTGGTGCAAGGCCCGATAAATAAAGGTGAAGTGTTGGTTACTGGCCTTAAACCGGGAACCGCACAGAAAATTAATCCGGCCAGATTTCAACCTGGATGTGTTATAGGCAAATCAATTGAAAATATTCCTGATGATGAATTAAAACTTATTGAAATTGTTGTAGGAAGATTCTAATGGAAAAAAAATTTCGTCGCGATTATACTGGTGAATTTGTTGTACACTTAAATACAAAAATTAAAGGTCAAGCCAGTCAAGTTCGAGAATGGATACCCAACACCATTGGCGCACAACACACAGGTCATGCGTTGGTATTTGGCAATGGCATTAGCAGATTGTCTTATCCAGTCGACTTTAATCTTTTTACCATGCATCGCGGTGGCCTACACGCCAGTAAAAAATTAACAACTTACGGCTGTAATGCACTGCATCGAGAGCATGCAACACATATAATGGTAGTTAAACATCCGGTAATTGCCAAAGAAGTAGTTGACTCGGCCTACGCTCCAAATAATATTGTGGTCACCGGTTCAAAAAATATATTAAATTATCCTGACAAATTTCATTTAATTCCATTCGATCCCCAGTGGGGCGCTGGTCCAACAGCATTATATCTTGCGGCATTTGATGGTCATAATCACATTTACTTTATGGGATTTGATGGTCACGAAAGCACTACTTGGAACAATAATGTTTATGCTGGCACCAATGGTTATGCTGCAAAAACTTCGCATGTGGAATCTACCAAGTGGGAAGACCAGTGCATGCAAGTTTTTAATGCTTACCATAATATTGAATTTATCAGAGTAATGCCCGCTGCCGGATCTAGTATGCCAGAACAATGGAAGTATGCCAATAATCTTAGACACATTGGCTGGCAACAATTTGTCAGTGAAGTTGATCTGGGATCAACTTAATTGTTCTAATACTTTAATTTTTTCTCTGGTTGCAGCAAACTTAAAAGTTCTATACACACCCGGATGCAATGGTTTGGGATAGTCGTCCAACTTGACCCAGCAATAGCCTTTGTGTTCATTATTAAGCTCGGGCGTAAATTCTTCATCTACTTTAATTAAAAAAGTATGATAGACAAAATTATTGCGTTCGCTGGTGTATTGCTCAATTGGAATTACTCTAGCACCGTTTATTTCCCCACCCAGCTCTTCTTGAATTTCTCTCTGTAATCCCTCTAGTACAGATTCATCGCGTTCTATCTTTCCACCCACAATACCCCAGGTGTTGGCAAACTTGCTGCCATCACGCAATAAAAATAGATATCTATTTGTTTTGGTGCAATAAATTAATGCACCACAACTGCTGTTTAAAGAATTAGCTGCCATTGCCCTGCCTTATAAGGCCCTTCGTAGCTCTTGACCCAAGTGTCGCCTGTCCATTGATATTGTGTCGAAGTAGTCAAATTAGTAACATACTCTATGGTTGTGGCAGTTTTGCTGTCAAAACTTACTCTCCAATATGCTCCGTCAAATTCAATAATATCATTGGCATACGCTACTAGCGGCACGCCACCAACACTGCTCCAGTCGTAGGTAGGAGGTGCACCTGGTGCAGAAATGTAGTCGTTGACCAACAGATACCTAGTGCCCGCAGTTGGAGCAATCAAGTCTGCATTTGGTCGTGATCTTTCGGGATCAATGATGGCTGTGATTGCAGTCAGCGTGTTAACAGGTATTGTATCAATATCTGCAGTCCATAACAATACATTTTCGTTTTGCGGGTGATAGGCCACTGTGCCCACTACTTCATTACCGTCTGCCATTTCTAATTTGATTTGACTGGATCCATTGGTCAAGTTGCCATATACATTGACTAAATCGCGCCATTTTTCGCTGGTACCAGTATAACTGGATACTAGAGTAAATGTTACTCGATTGTTGACATTGGCAGTGATCAGTTTATTGGTAGTAATAGTATTACCAGCAACACTCAATACCACACAATTACCTGTGATACCGCTGCCAGATACCACCATGCCTGGTTCAACATATTGGCTACTGGACACAACTATGGTAGTGTTGGCTACAGTATTTGCAGTAATTTTTTTAACAACTTGTTCACCAATTGGATTAGTAGTGGGCTCGTCATATCTTACCAAACTCAGTTGATTGTTTAATAAAATAACACCGTATTGCAGTGGAGTTAGATACTGTCTACTTAATAAATTGGCTTCATCGTAGATAGCTTGATCTATGTCACCATTGGCATCATAGATACTGGCAATAATTTTCTGGATAACACCCATGCGTTTGACCAACGCAGGACTACTGATGTAAATGGGCAAAGTAAAGCTCAAAGTAGCAACATCTATGGGATTTTCAGTACCAACGGGAACACTTCTACTGGTCCATTGAATATCTGAGAGTAACACATAGCTCAAACTGGTCCAATCAATATAATTGTCAGTACTTTGAATTTCTAATGCTGGGTTAAACAATGTACAGATTTGTTCTAATATCTGTAATTTTTGTTCAGTGTTGCTGGTCCAAATATCTAACTTTAATGTCAGACTATAAGGAACAGGCATTAACCGCTCTACTGTTAGAGTATCGCCCTGTTGGGTGCTGTAGTCGCCGGAGCTGGGATTGAGATAGCGCTCGCGTATTTGCATCTTATTAACATAAGTTGGATTCTGTACTCGATCTCTGTCGTAGGTCAATGCATTGATGTATACTGCCATGGCCGGCACAGTGCGCAAAAAGTTTTCACTATTTTGTGTGAGTATGGCTGCAACTTGTCTACTACTGTCGCCATAGACAACCGGCACTCTTTGTAGCGCAGTCACGCCACCGCTGTCTTTGCCAAATTCAACTTGAAAGTTGCTGACCATACGAATAAACTGTATGATGAACCTTCTGATTTGTTGGTCATAAAAAAATTGTTGTAGAGCCATTAATTATCTGCCTTGGGTGTCAGTGCCTTGCTAAGGCTTTGTCTTGTTGGTTGTGTTTTACCTTCGACATCAGTGAATGTAGAAGTATCGTTGACAAAAATACTACGCTGTGTTTGGTTATTTGGACCAGGAGTTAAATTGGTTCTCACTGCATCTTCAATTTTAGTCCAACGACGGCCATCAAATCTGAACAAACGATTTGGCACATAGTCAGTGCGAAGTACATATGCACCGGTGATTGGTTGCGTTGGGAAGCTGGTACTGGCAGTCACAGGCCAGCCATCCGGAGCCAAACCGTCCCCACCCAAATAAGCAGGTATAGTGGCGTTGGGAGTTACCAATCCTGAATCTGTCAATGTAACAGTGCTGTCTGTGGTCAATAAAGTGTTATCAGTTCTGGTACCGATTGGATCGCCTGGTCCTCCATCTGCTCGCAGTGGTTCTACATACAAGGGATCAGTGTCATATCCACTGGTGGGCACATCTATTTCTGCTTGTCTAATAATAGCATCATTGATTTCATTCAACTTGGAGAAGTTGGTCATAATTTCTCCCAGCGGTGTATTTGCCTCGTCGCCTGAACTAATGTTATTAAGAATGTCTTTGTATTCTTGTGCATTAACCATTGGTGTTAATTTTACACGAATTAAATGCGGCCACCAAGTCTGACTAAAACCTTCAGCCGCAAAAGTAACATCTTGTACCACATAGAATCTTTTAAGCACAGCAGGAATGTCCGCGTTCAACGGATAATAATCTTTCTTGTGCTGCAATTCGATCACATCACCACTCAACAACTTACGACCAATCATGGCCACGCAGTCATTCAGATGGAAGGTCATCACGATGGTGTCTGTGCTGAGTAGTAATCCAAATTGGCTCAAGTCCCAGTCGTTGTCACTGACTGTATAGACGCCTCGCATGACATATACACTGGTATCGTACTTGCGATCTCTGTTCTCCAAAAACAACAGGTCTTGAATATTCAATGCACTTTCGTTGGTGTAATTTGGTTGAGTAGCGTCTTTCCAATAAATGCTGATGGGCATGCCCGAACTAATCGTAGAAGTTACATTGCTGGTAATGGTAACAGTATTTGCTCGAACATTGGTACTAAAAATTACAGTGTTGGCTTGTATGCCAATTCCGCCCACGGTCTGACCTACTTCAAAATTCGCAACATTGGCAAAAGTCAAAGTTCTAGTATTGATACTGGTACTGTTGGTAGTGGGATACGCATTTGCCTGAGCCAAAGGTCCAAGATACTTGTGCAGCAAAATGCCCGTTCCACCAATGGTAAATTGCTCGCTGATGCGTTTATCAAAAAAGTTGTAATCGTTACTGTGGTTTTCACGCCACATGCTGAGTCTTGGCATATATGGTCTCGCTAATGTAGTATTTATGGCAGGATTGACGATAAAATCCAAAGACAGTATAATTACTGTAATGGACAACTACCAAGCTCAATTGACCGAATTGCTTTCACAAGTGCAGGCCACCAATGACCCGCAGGGTAAAAACGATTTGAACAAATTGCACAAAGCATGCAGCCAAATACTGACTGAAATAAGTAAAGAGAGCGTCAATTGCCGCAGACTGCAAAAAACAACACCAAAGTATTTAGAATTGGATCAGCAGTTCAAAGAGGCCATAAGTAATCTGGAACAATGGATAACTTTTGCTAAACTTTTGTACTAATTGACTTGATTCGATATCGATGTTATAATCA